TCGACGGCCACTACCAGAACGCCTGCGGCCTGCATCCTGGATCCAAACGGCAGCAATGACGATAGTTAGTAGCAGGGCGATAGTACGCATGACTGGACCGGGCTAGCTAGCTATAGGGTGCCCAGCCAGTTGACAGCCACTAGCCTACGGTTTATAGTTGGGTTGTGACCAAACGAACTCCTAACTCAGCCCTCAGCACCTTGGGAAATGCTGGGGGTTTTTTATTGACTGGGCACCCTAGGGTTAGCGCTAGGCAGCCTATGCTAATCAAAATTGACAACCCTATCCTTGGCTTCATAGACTTCAAGTCGGCCAAGGGTGGTGGCAAAAAGTGCGTTAAGGGCAAAGTGTGTGGCCTCACCTGTATCGCTAAAAGTCGAGTGTGTCGGATCGAGCTGAAAGGGGCCAATAAGACAGCTAGCAAATGGCTGGTTAGCCAGGATACTTCGGCAGATGACGGCCCACCAACAATGAAAGGCCGCATCGAACGAGGCATCGAGCTATATCGGGAAGAGTTGAAGGCGATTGATCTGGCCATGGCTGAACAACAATCAGCCCGGGCCAACGCATGGGTTCTATACGATCAGGCAGTAGCAGAAATTAAAGCCTTTCGGGCGCAGAACCCGGATCTGCCGATCCCGCGACCACTCCTCAGCAGCCTAGCCAATGCGTCGAAAGAACAACAACGGCTTGATCGTATTGCCAACAACTCTGAAGTGGACAAAGCCTTCGGTGCATTGCGAGGCAAGATGCTCGCCAACGGTGATATTGCCGCGGCGACAGATAAGGTTGGCCGCATATCAATAGATGCTGACCTTCCCGCCGTCAAGATCAGCAACCAAAGCGTGGAGGATGAGCTCAAGGATCTGCATAGAATTAGCAGCAACCGTGTCGAGCGACTAAACAAAGTATGGCAGGATCCAGACCGCGAACGGGCCTACGCCGACGATGAAGGCATTATCAATGTAGGCAAGGTAGACGATCTAGTTAATCCTCGAGCACTATGGCATGAGTTCGGCCATCACATAGAGTTTGAGGATGACAACGTCAAGGCGGCGGCTAACGACTTCATTCAGCAACGCCGAGATGGGTCTCCGCCGCAGAGGCTAAACGAGCTAGCTCCAGGATCGAACTACAACGACGACGAAATGGCCTATCCTGGCCGATTCATCGATCCTTATATGGGCAAGGTGTATGATGATGGAGGCACCGAGGTGATTTCCATGGGGCTCGAAGGATTCCGATCCGTTGAAGCCATGCGGAAGCTATACAGAGACGATCCAGAACTCTTTACCTTCATGCTGGGAGTGTTGTCATGAACTGGCGCTATCGACTCGACATTTACGATGTAGTAGTTTCGCTGGAAGCTGTTAGCCCCAACACGCCTGCTCTAGTCGCCTACGAGGGGGACGCGGATGGCATCGATGTCGTCAAATGGAACCTGAGCAATGCCTATGGGGCCTTTGGCCATAGCTTTGACCCCGAGTCAACCACCGCCACCGACCTCGACTATGCCCTATTCAGCACATTTCCCGGCGATGTCACCCGACTGACGGCTGCACCATCCTATGATCCAGGCATCCCCCAGGGTGCTGTCACCTAGCGCTTCGGAATATTCGTTATCCCTGGCGTCCTGAAGGCTTGCCCATCCCAGCGGCCAACGATACCCACCAGGTTGCGGGTCCCATCGTACATCCGCACATCACCTGAGTCTGGATCCGTCGATAGAAAATACTGGCCAGACTGGATCAAGGCTGTCACCCTCGGGATATAGAGCCCCGCCTGAGCTTCAAGGTGTGCCTTAGCCCTGGCACTACCCTCAGCCCGCTGTCGCTCCGTCAGGGGCAGCCTAGGCCGTCCATCGGTGTTAGGGGTAGGTGTAGCTGTCGTTGCTTGCTGACCCCGGTCTATGGCGCTGCTAGGCACCTCTAACAGTTCAATATCAACCTGTACCCTAGCCGACTGGCCACCCGCCAGCCAGCCCACCTCGGTCACCGATAGGCTAGTCAGCACACAGGGCGCTAGGACCACCCGCTGGGCCATGACCAATGACAAGACAGGTGGGTTATAGGTTTGCTCGCTCAGCTTTGCCTCCGTCAGCGCAGAAAGGCCATCCACCAGGGGCTGGACTGTCTTACCCAGCCACCACGCATCGAGCAGCACCCCAGGCAGGCGTAGGCTACGGCCAGAGGTGTACTGGTACTGCTGGATGGGGGTCTTGGTGGCATAGGTGGCCCCTTCGGCATAGGTAGCCCGACGCTCCCAGGTGATCTGGGTTGGGTTGTAGAGGAAGTTCCATAGCCTAGCGGTCTGGGCATTGGCGGCGCTGGCATATTCCAGCAAGAAACATTCCACCTGGCTGCCATGGGTATGGTCACCCCCGGGCAGCCCGTCCATTACATTTTGGTTCCACATAGCGCCCCCTAGGCCAGGCTAGCCTGCTGATGTTCACTTAGCCAGATCTCGAAATATCGCAGCACCTCCATGGCATGGGATTCGGCGGTGCCAGCACCCAGGTTAATGGTGGGGTTAAAGTTGTAGTTAGTCTGGCCGCCACCGCCCATCGCTGCCCCTGCAGCAAATACCCTGGCCTGGTCTGGGCGTAGGATAAATTCACTGCTATTGGCAATGACTGGCTTAGCGCCTGGCGGTGCGCTGGCCTGCTCCTGCCTGATAGCACCTAGCAAGCCACCAAAGGCAACCGGCAACTGGCCCCCGGCCCGGCTGATGGAGGTAACCGCTCCTGCAACCGGCAGTTGACCCGCCGCACGACCAATAGGGGTAAATGCGCCAGCACTGGGCAGGTTCCTGGTCGTAGAGCCCACCGCCGAGCTAACGGGCTGGGCATCGCCGCCCATGCCAGGGATCATGCCGAGGATCCTATTCTTGATGGCGGTAAATAGCCTACTGATAGCGTCAGTGACGGTTGTGTGAGCGTTAACCAAGAAGTTTTCAACCCGGGTAATAACACCCATCAGCCCGTTGGCTAGGCCATCACGAATCTTTTGGAACCATTCGATAGCCGTAGCAGAGACCGTATCCCAGTTCTTGGCGATCAAGAAAGCCAGAGCCGCAATGCCAGCGGCAACCGCCAGGATAACCAACAATGGCAAACCAACCAAGGCACCCAGGACAGCCGAGATCAGTCCGGCAAAGGCCACCGTCAATGCGCTGATCAACGCACCGACCAAGACTGTACTAGCCCAAACGGTAAAGATGGCCAGCCCTACGAGCAAGACAGCTTTCCAGTCCAAGTTAGACAAGGCTGCGCCGATGCCAGTCAGAATAGCCATGGCCATACGGCCCACCGCCACCAGCAAGGTGCCTAGATCAACGTTCTCAAGGAACCGCCCAATCTGGTTGATAAGTGCTGCCAGGATGCGCCCCACCTGAATGCCTAGGCCACTCATGTCCAGTCCGGCCAGGGCGGTGGTGAGGCCATTAAAGAGGCTGGCCAGTAGTTCGCCGATAGGAGCCTGTTCCAGGAAGGCTGCAGCCCCAGTCAATAGCCGACCCAGGCCATCTGTCACATTAGACAGGATGTCTCTCAAAAACCCGGCCACATTCTCGCGGACAGTTCCTAGGCCAGCAAGGACCACATCCCGCAGGTTGGCCCCATTCTCGATCAAGGCTGCGAAGTTAAATACAAAGTCACTGACCGCCTGGATGCCGGTATTGATGCGGTTAAAGGCACCCTGGAGTGCCTTCATTGGGTCCATTTTGTTGAGCCCCAGCACCGTCCCGAGAGCAGCGATAGGGCCCGCTGTGCCAAATAGGCCCTCCTCCCCGATCAGCGACTTGATTACCTCGTTGTAGGCACTAAATGCGCTCTGGGTGCCCTTCATCTGATCGTCCAGGTCACGCATTACCCCAAAGATGCCGCCACTAGGGTCAAACAACACTGACTTGAAGCCCTGGATCAAGCCATCAACCGACTCGCTGGCCTGTTTCTTAAAATCTTCGGTGATAAATTTCTTGCCAACGTCCTCGATCAGCTTTACCCGGGTCTTGATGTCCAAGTCTCGCAACGTGGCAACACCTAATTCCTGCAGGCGCTTTTCAATTTCGTTGAGGATAACCGGGTTCTGCTCGAAAAATGCGATAGTACGCAGCTCCCCCGTTCCAGCCCCGCTCAGCGCCTTGGTCAGCCCCAGTGATGTATTGCCGATCATCTTGGTGCTAGCTGCTGTTAATGCACCGTAGGATTCGGAAATACCTGCCACCGTATCTTCAAAGCCTTGTAGGTCCACTTCGCCATCAACGCCCTTAAAGGCCTCCAGCACATTGTCCTGGATGGTCGTTGCCAAGTTCTTATACTCCTGAGTGGCCCCAGGCAGGGTGGCGGCTGACTTGGCCAGGCGGTTGTTAAGGCTTTCGATGACCGATACAGCTTCCTCGTACTTCTTGCCGGTCAGGCTAGCAAAGGTGGTGGCAGCATTGATCTGCTCTAGCTGTAGCTGGTTGGCCTGGTTGATCGCCCCGGTGATGCTCTGGGCCGCCTCCTGGGCCTTGCCGACAGCAAGGTTAAATCCCTGGGTCAGTAGGTTAGCTTTGAAGACTGCCCCGGTCAATGACTCGCTAACGCCCCTATTCACCTGCTGACTGACGCCATCAAAGGTGCCACGGATCTGCTGGCCAAGGCGCTTGATCGGCCCAGTGGCAAAGTCCTGGGCGCTGATCTTGATAAACAGGTTTGATACGAGCCCTTGCATCACCTACGCCTCATGGATCGGTTCTCCGCCTCAACTGCCGCATTGTGGATGGCGATAGCCCGATACAGCCGCAGGATAGGCATTTCCTCATACATTGGCAGGCTGGCAAAGCTACGGCCACTCAGGTGGTAGACCGTCTCTAGGAATCGGTCGTCGTCGTAGTCGATGACGCTTGTAAAAAAGGGGCCATCGCCTCTGATATCAAGGCAAAGTCGCCAATGCTTAGCTCTTCTAGCTGCACCAGGTTTATATCAGACTGCTCCCCATAGCGAATGCAGCAGCGGGCGGCCAGGCGCAGGGCTAGCTCTACCTCATCATCGAGGGGTATGTTCTCCTGGCGCATGGTGCGCCGGATACCACGAATGTCGCCCACCGTTGGGCCACGGAACCCGATTACCTTGCCATTGGATAGCGTTACCTGTCCGGCCCCGTCGTCGTCAGTCAGTCGTTGTAGTTTCATCAGCCACGACTCCAGTCATTGGCCCGGCCAGCCAGGGTAAGCATGGATACGTCCTGGCTTTTCTTGTCTGACTCGGCCAGGGTGAACCGGGTGGGCATGAAGCCGTAGATGATAAAGGGAGCGCCAATGTTAACCGGATCTGGGGCGTACTCAACCGGCTGGACAGTCAGCGTATAGCCACGGGCATTAACATCAGTGCCACGCCGTAGCCTAAAGTTTTTCCACAGGGTAATGATTTCGTCATCCGTCTCGGGCTCATAGGCCTTGGTTAGCCCGATCTCGGCAATAGAGCGAGGCCCTAGGAGCGGGTAGATGCGATTGCTGAAACCATCGGAATATTCTGAAGTCTGGGTACTGTCGTCAATACCCGAAAACGTCTCAAAATAACAGGTTAAGTCCTGCATCGTTACCAAGAACTGGTTCTTGGCGATAGGGTTAATTCGTGGCATGGCAGTACGTCAGGGTTACTGCTCTTAGTGTGCCCAGGCCTAGCTAGTCCGTTCTACCACCTGATCAATCGCCACCCGGATGACGCCGACGAAGATGCGCTCAGCGGTCGGGCTGGGGGCCACATAGCTATCAATGCGAACGATGCCATCCTCCAGGTCCAGGGCTGGGTTATTGGTCCGGTCGCAAATGTTCAGAAACGCATCGGCAGGCGTTGCGCCGAAGAAGGCGCCACCACTCCAAAACCGATAGGCCACCAGGTCGGCGGTTTCTTTGATGCGGTTGAACAATACGCCCTGGCCGTCGATCACCGAGAATAGGATCTTGCCATTGGTCAGCGCTGTGTACAACGTCCGGGCATAGACATTGAGGATGACCCGGGTATTGATAAACCGATAGTAGGGGCTAACGCTGCGAGTTCTGGCCCCGTAGACAACGATGCCAAGGCCTTTCAGGTTCTTCACCACATTGATCTGGTTGGCATTGAGGTCAGCGTGTTCGCTACGGCTTAGCTTGACCCGTACATCCGCCACACCCCGCAGCGGAAACTGGGGGCCTGCCGGGGGCTGGTTAAAGCCTTGGCTAGCATAGCGACGCAGGGCAACGGTAGCCGCGGCTAGGGCGGGGCTGATGTCATCGTTGTCGGTATCCTTTAGCCATGGGCAATAGTAGGCCAGATGGCCACGGTCGCTGGCATAGAGCATCCCTTCGGTCTTAAATTCAGCCTTGGTGTCGATGGTGCTGGGCGGGCCACAGTCGGCAAGGGCCATCCAGTCATAGTTCTCGCTAGCTGCCTTGGCTTCTAAGGTATTGGCGATCTGGGTGCGCTCAAACTGTCGGGTGAGGCTATAGAAGGCCTCCGGGCATACCAGGAAGCCTTGCTCATCATCTTCGTCAAAGCTATTCTCGATGGCGTAGATGTAGTCCCAATAGTTAGCTGTCGCTGGTGCCGCCACAGCAGCCACCGTAAGGTTAGCGGTTGTCGCTACAGCAGTAAAGGCCGTGGCGGTGGGGTTCTTTTGACGAATGTAGAACTGGCTATTGGCAAAGACGCTGGCCCCAGCATCATCGATCTCGTACTCTGCCTCGACGGCGGTATTGATGGCGGTAGTGCCATTGATGGCGGTCACCAGGCCGGTGATGATGGTGGTCGCGGTCGGGGCGGGGCTGGCGGGAGCGGTGTAGGTAACAGCGGTACCATTGATGGTGACGGTGAACGCCCCAGCGGCAGTATTGGTGATGGCGACGGTCGTGACAGGCGCGATGGCCGCCTTGACGTAGTAGAATTGCCCATTGGGCACATTGCGAAAGAAAAAGGCAAGGTTGTTGAGGTTGACGGCACTTGAGCTGGTAAAGACATTCTCGAAGTCGTCAACACTGATCACCTGGGTGGGGGTATTGGCGGTGCCACCGGTGGCGGTGCCAACATAGTAGACCCGGTTAAAGGGGGCGATAGTCGCTGGAATAGGCCCCTCAGCGTTTTCGTAGACGTAGACGCCTGGAGCGGTTTGGGTAGCAGCGTTGAGGGCAACCATAGCAGCTTGGGATAGACTGCTTTTAGTGTGCCCAGCCATGGATCCAGGCTAGGGAACTGTGTAGTCTAGCTCCTGGTCAAGGACGCTATCTTCCAGGTCATCGGCCTTGGCACGGTGCAACCCGATCCTAATTTCATCAAGCTGGAATGGCGTCGGCCCGTCCGTCTCGATGTAAGCCATGACGCCCATCGTCCAGGTCTGGTTGTAAGTATAAATGCCCTCAGCCAGTCCAGTGAACGACTCAGTTAGCAATACCATCGGCTCAAAGCTAACCACCCGATTAAGGCCCTCCAGGTCGCCGGTATAGGCTGGACTATAGCCGCTCAGCGATAGCCAGCAACGGTCTAGGATCTGGTAGACGCCACTGTGGCTGGACAGGTTAACAAATTCTGCCTGAAGGCCCCATTCGATGGTCATCCGCTGACTGAAGTCACGACGCACCGACCCAACCCGCTCAGGTGGCTCAAAGCGCCGTCGTTGCATCGAAAAAAATATCTGACTGCGATAGGGTGCCATCTCAAATTCCAGCGGCGATGCCGGAAATGCTTGCACGTCGACGCCGATAGGGTCCATCGCCAGCCGTAGCTGGTGGATGATACCTGACTCCAAGGTTTGCAGCAACGAGGTCAACGGCATTAGAAGCTCTTCATCCCATTGTAGGTAAACACCCGACCGGTGCCATTGACGACAAAGGGCCGGTTGCTGCGGTTCTCAGTCGCTGTCACCTCGTCAGTCACCGTCAGGCCCAGGCTAACTTTGCCCGCAGCAGCCTCCCTTAGCCACTTGAGTGCATCTTCATAGCGCAGTCGATAGTCCTCTGGGGGCCGGTTCTTGGTGAGGGTATAACGGGCAATGTCGAGGCAGATGCGCTTTAGCCGCCTAGGTGGATCATCTCGCAGCCCAGCAACGTTGTAGCGCTCCTGCAGGTAGCTGTCGATCTCGTCCGACGCGTCCTCAAGCGCTTCGGTCATCCGGTCATTGTCCGGGTTATTGACGTTGGGCGCGTCAATGTTGGCGGTACGCCGGGCCTCGACGGTGCCAAAGGCCTCGATAAAGTCATCGACGGTGGCATAGGGATCAGCCATCGCTAGGTTCCTCCAGCTGGCTAGGCTGCTCTGGCTTGCCCAGGTGGACCACTAGCTGCTTGGCTAGGCTATCACTGAGGCTGATGGTATCCCCAGCCTGGTATAGCTGGCCATCGTGCAAGATGGATCCATGGGTGATGGTATATTTCTTCATGGCAACTGGCCTGTGGGTAACTGACTGCAGTATGCCCTAGTGCCACAGCTCCATCAGGCCACGGACAGCGACCACGACCCAGCCAGCGCTGATCACCGAGGCCCAGGCGGTGGATATCCAGGAGCGATGCCGGCGACGGATAGCGACTCGGGTGGCCCCGGCAAACAGGAGGCAGGCTGTCATGGCAGCCAGGCCCAGGACAATGTAGACAATAGCCATAGCAGATCCCCATCGTTTTGCTTAGGGTGCCCAGGCAACAAAAAACCCCGGGCTAGCCGGGGTGGGGGTGGGTGGAGTCGGGCTACTCCGCTTCGGCCAGTAGCTGGTCCCGCATCTGGGTCAGCCGTAAGATCATGGCATCCTGGTCAAAGTCCTGGCCACTTTTCAGCAAGGCTGACATGGCCTCCAGCTCGGCAATCATCTCCTCAGTCATGGGGTCCTCCGGGTAACTGGCCCTAGCCTAGCAGATCAGCCCTTGTCCGCCCAATGCCTAGCCAGCAGGTCATCTGCCGTCCTGGCCAGGCTGATCCGGGCGCCGTCGTTGATGCACTCAGAGATAGCGCCAATGTGGTGGATCGCCATCTTCGAGTAGTACTTAAGCGCCCCAGTCAGGCAGGACATCCACAGCGGCAGCTTCTCCCAGGTGGGGTGCTGGCTATTGTAAAACTGACTAAACCCCTGGATCGGCTCTTGCAACGACTCCCGACACTGGGCCAGGCTACTGCCTTGCTGGCTGGCCAGAACCACCAGGGCCTCCATGCAGGCCACATACCGGCTAGCCATGGTATCAGCGTTCTCCCCGCTGACTAGGCCATCATTCACCAGCTTGACAGCCCGTTGCAAGTCGCCCAGGGCATCAGCGCTGGCTGGCCGGATAGCCAGGATGGCAGGCTCTAGGTCGGCAAGGCGGGCAAGGGTCTTAGTCATGGCTGTGGATCCGGTAAACGTCCCCACTAGCCTAGCAGAAACCCGAACAAAAGCCTATGGCCGGAAGGAAAAAGCCTAAAGCGAGGTTGACAGTTCGATACAGGGGGGGTATATTGAGGGTATCGAACCACTTACCGAGGACCGACCCATGCCCAAGTTCATTTCCATCCAAGACGGCGCTTACCTGCTCAACCTGTCTCATATCGTCAGCATCGAGGTTAACGAGGACTCCCTGGAAGTCACCTGCAACGATGGCAACGGGGCCTACACCGTAGATGACCCCGGCGAGATGGCCAAGCTGATGGCCCTGATCGAGGTAGCCTAGCCCACCCACCACCACCCGCAGACCCCCGGCCTAGCTGGGGGTTTTGCTTTGGGGCCAGCCCTGGCCAAGACTTTTAATCAAAAATGGGGTAAAATAGTAGATGCGTTCCACCGCTTGCGTCAACAAACGATGGAACGGCTACCCCACCGTTAATTCAGCTAACAAGTGAGGCACAAACATTATGAACCAAAACCAGAAGATCCTGGCAATTTTGCAGCAAATTGAAGAGGTTATATCCCGCTACTCTGACGATGAACTATCGGAAAAGTGCAGGCAGGCGGGGAAAGACTTTTTCCTATTCATGGAGTCCCAAGGCGTTAACCCTGGATGGTGCCAGAAGCTGATCGTCGACACCCTGGGCATTCACCCGATGAAGCTATGGCGCAGCAAAGACATGGCGCTATTGAGGGAGGCCATCTACGCCTATTGCAATACCATGGGAGTCACCCCGATCCGCAGGGATGAACAGCCTCATAGGCCGTCCTATCGGGTGGCCCAGGACACTGCCAACTTTTTCTTTGGGAAGACTGACAAACCATGAGCCCCACCACTGCCTACCTGGAAGCCCAGGCCGCCTCAGCAACAGCCTCATCCGAGTGGGAGCTATGGTTTAACACTGACCTGGACCAGGAGACCCTAGAAACCGTCACCGCCCACATTGACGCCCTGGAGGTCACTGGCTACCCTACCGATGCCCTAGAGGCCATGCTTGAGGCCGGGGAGGTGCTGTGGTGGTGCCCCGCCTGGGTGCGGGACCTGCGGGAGGTGTTCTACGGCTGGCTTTGCCATGGCCAGGAAATCAAGGCCCGCCTGGTGGCAGACTGGCTGCTGTCTACCCTGCCCCCTGACCCCATCGACCCTGACACCGCCCAGTACCTTGCCCTGGTGGCCAGCGGGGATGCCCTGGAGGCAGAGCCCGGGCTATGCTGCATCTGGCCAGCTAGGCCCCAGCTTTACCTGGCTAGGCTAGACCTGGCTATGGCTGAAGTGGCGGCGGATGCCATGGCTAGCTATGGCGCTGATGTGGATGCCCGGGCTGTGGTGGCTGGGGGGAAGGCCATAGGCCCGGTGGACCCGTACCGCTAGGGCCAGCCCTGGTCAGCCACGACAAAGCCCGCCAGGTGGCCAGCGGGCTGAGGTGGGGTGGGGTAGGGGAGTGGGGGTGGATCCAAGAATAAAACCCAATTATAAGCCATAAACTTTTTTTAGGGTAGAATCAATCATGGATCCATAGCAATTATCAGCCATGAGTACTACATCGTTTGAGTTCAAGCAGGATTACAGGTTTGACCAGCAAGTAATCATGCCGGAGCGAATCACGGCGATGCTGGGTGCGCCAGGCAACATCCTGGAAAGGCAGGAATTTCAGCGGAGGCATTTCCGGCATGGAGGGCTTCACTCATGCCCAGGATGCGCAGGACATGAGCTTTGGCAAAGAGGCTATAAGGAAGAAGCTGCAATGCTGTTAGTCGCCGCTGAGCGAGACTCACTAACAGAACATGGACATAGTGACAAATTGGAGATGGTGACCAAAGCCTTATGGAATGCTGGACTGTTTAGCGATGGGGTTTTTAGCCCGGAGATCGCTACTACATTTAGAGCTTGCGCCAGGCCTAGCAAGGTTTGCCCAGAAGGCAGAATCGCTGGCTACAGTCACAAGCAAGGCTATGGAAGGAATTGCGACATCTACACAAGTGAGCATGACCAGATTATTAACAAGATCTGTCAGAACTATCAAAGCCATTGGAACGAAAGGCATCCAGGCTCTAAATATGCGCTAAAGGTGCACAAAGAACAGCGTATTGCCGCATCCATTGGCAGAAGGCCAGATCTGCTGTTTGAGACTATCGACACCGAAACAGGCAAGGTCATCGAATCCCATGCCATTGAGGTGCAAAAATCACCCATATCGATGACAGAGTTTCAGGCCAGGTTCCACGATCTGAGCAAAGCCTCCGAGGATCAAAGCTGGATATTCAAGGCCACCAGGGCTCAAGGGTCTTTCAACGAAGTGCTTAAGTATTGCGTAGAAACGGATATTGCCGCTGGCTTGTACGAAGTCAAAGGACAGAAGGGCAGCAACGACAACAACATTCACCTATATTTAGCTCGAGATCATTACCCAGACTTCGCTAACTGGCCTCTAAAGCGTCACAAGAACTTTGGCAAAGGATCTGACTCCTGCACAAATGCAGAATGGAAGGAAGAAAGTGAGCTAAACGCAGGCAAAGGGCAGCCTCGGGTATCGAGCGGTTCGCGAGTTAAATACGAAAGAGAAGAGGTTAGCCTATTATTTACTCCAAAGCCGTCAATTGCAAGTCACTCTAGTCGAAAACCTGACACATGGGCCGAACTGACAGGACAAATAATCTTCATAAAACATTTTCCGCCGAAACCAGGCAAGCAAAGAATGACCTCACTACGAATAAAAACCACCTTGCCTGACAGCCTTTTAGCCAAGTATCCGACAATAAATCAGCGAAAAGACGCGATAATCAAAGTAATAACCTGTATAGCTGACAACGCCGAATATATTGAAAGCAACTGCAGTCTATGGGATATTATCTCTGTTGAGGGATGGATAGAGATCGACACATACAAGAAAAAGCGGAAAAGCGATCCTGACACACTGTGCCTAAAATGCGCCCGAGACGGCATAGAGGTACTTTACAAGCAAACAAGGATGCTTTAAGAGGTTGGCCTTTTTCCAGCCTTTAACAACAAAACCGCCGATTAGGCGGTCTTGTTGGCTCTTGGAGATTGTCAGCTTTCCGCTGATATGCAAGCACATGAGTCTTCCCCATGCTGTCGCTCACTAACTGCAGTGCAAAAGGCATCTTACGCAGTCATAGCCTCAAAGGCTCCCCGGTGAAAGCCAGGTATGAAATAACTATAGCACCTAAATAGAATACTGGCAAGAGTCTGTAAGGTTGATTTCTGCCGCTCGACTACCAGATACCTTTTGCTCACCACTTCCTTTCAACCTCCAAGAGTCTGTAAGGTTGATTTCCGCTCGTCGATAGCCTCGAAGCTGGGGCGCCGCTGTCCCTTTCAACCTCCAAGAGTCTGTAAGGTTGATTTCTGCGACCAACTCCACACCGGCCACTACCGGGTATTTGCTTTCAACCTCCAAGAGTCTGTAAGGTTGATTTCTGCGGGTGGGAGTAGTTCCGCCTGGTGGAACTTCTACCCTTTCAACCTCCAAGAGTCTGTAAGGTTGATTTCTGCCCGGCACCGGCACCGGGGGCACCCTGGCCACGCCTCTTTCAACCTCCAAGAGTCTGTAAGGTTGATTTCTGCAGCTTTGGCCCTGGCCCTGCTGGATGCTAAGGCACTTTCAACCTCCAAGAGTCTGTAAGGTTGATTTCTGCTACCGCCCTGGTGACTGCAGCCCTCACCCAGTATCTACTTTCAACCTCCAAGAGTCTGTAAGGTTGATTTCTGCGCCTCACCCTAGGCCTCCACTCTGGCAAAAAGAGTCACTTTCAACCTCCAAGAGTCTGTAAGGTTGATTTCTGCGCGCTACCGTTTCGACCCTGTTGAACATTCCCATCTTTCAACCTCCAAGAGTCTGTAAGGTTGATTTCTGCCCCCGTAACACCCCCGGTATACTGACAGGCCAGACTGCTTTCAACCTCCAAGAGTCTGTAAGGTTGATTTCTGCCAGTGGCCCCAGCTCCACCCGGTCGATCAGGTTTTGCTTTCAACCTCCAAGAGTCTGTAAGGTTGATTTCTGTCTCTGGCCACAAACCCCTAACGCCCTTTGGGTGCCACTGGGTCTTTCAACCTCCAAGAGTCTGTAAGGTTGATTTCTGCGCTGTAGCTTAAAAGCCTTTGGCTATGAAGTTTTCAAGGTGCAAAACTGCGAATGAATCAAGTTTACCATACTCAGCGGCACATCTGCCTAAAGATTTTGGCTACACTGGCGCTAGTTCGGCATCGCGGACCTTTTTCGAGTCCTGCCTGCTGTAACCTTTGCGAGTAGTGCGTTTCTGCCTTTTCTTAGTGCCATCGCCAAATACAGCCATAGATCCGCGCTGTTTAATATTCTTGGCTGCATTTATGTCAGCGTGTAGCAACCTGCCACAATCTTTACACCACAAAATATTTTGCAGGGGCCTTTCAGTATTCGCACTCTCCCAATTGACGCCCCCTGGGTCACAGTGGAAGCAAGCCTTTGAAGTTCCTGCTGCAGGCACATAATGAACTGTACGCCCACGGTCTGCGGCCTTTTGCTCTAGCAACTGTCGGAAAAGCCCTGGCGCTGCCTTTTTCATTACCTTATTTCTTTCCTTGGCCGCTGACTGCCCATTCTTGTCAAACTGCCCTTTATCGTTGAGCTTTTGGCCGTTGCTGTGGGTCATGCCGTGAATAGATATATCTTCCAACACAATCACATCCGACAAGCTAACCACCCTGTCTGCCAAATAGTGAGCGTAAGCCTTGCGTCGCCGCCTCATCCGCTCATCTAGCCTGCTAATCTTTGCTTGGGTCTTTAACCAATTTTTGCTAGGACAAAATGAATTGTTCTCACCCTTGCTTTGTTGTCGAGCTAGCTGCTTTTGAAGCTGAAGCTTACGACTTTCCAGCCTAGACACATCGCATGGCCGCGCACGGTGCCCCTTGTCATCGGTGTAGACAAGCTTGCCGCCCAGGTCAAGCCCACAGACCCTCTGAGACACTTTTTCCTGACTACTCTCAACTTCGTAAGATATTTGAAGGTAATACCCACTAGGCTCTTTAACAATCTTCATCGGGCAAAAGGAAGATCCGTCATACCGCTTAGATAAACCCTTGGCCTTAACATAGCCGAGGTTGTCGATTCGGATCATGTCTCCCTTGATCCGATTAAGATCGCCCTTGGTGTTGTTATGAATAAGCGTCCGTATCCGGTTCCGCTTTCCCTTGTACCGAGGCTTATTTCTGTCACCTTTCTTAAAAGCTAGCCAAGCATCGCCAAGGGTTTTCATCGTACCTGCGACAAACTTCTGAGCGCAGTCAGCAGTAATCCTGTCCATCCTTTCTGAAAATCCATCTTTCTCAAGCACAAAGCTTTTAGCCGTCACCTGGATTAAAGAAAATGTAGGAGAAGAGTCTTTGCCAAAACTGGGCAACAAAGGCTCTTCGAGCCAATGACTTTTAACCTGTTTGCGAAACGGAAAGAAAACCACAAAAGTTTCTTTGCTCGAATCCTTTTTGCTCTTCACTGCTTCAATCCAGCAGTCATCTCGGTAAGAATGAACTTTGTCGCCTTTCTGACCTTTTTCGCCAACTTCCCACCCAGCATCAGTCTGAGCATTGTATTTACGGCATTTCACGCGGGGACAGGCCATAGCAAAACGCCCATCGCCTTTAACTTTGTCGTTTACAACCCATCTCATCTCTACGGGCTCGATCCCGTCCATGGTGTCTACGGATTCGATCACCTTAGTCCACATCAAATGCCACTCGCGCCATTCAAGAAGGGCAAGGCCGCGATTAAACAAAGCGTTTTGAGTATTCATCCACGCATCGATCTTGCGCCGCTGCGCACGATTTAGCGTCAGCTTAAATTCAAAAGTTTTTACTGTCATAGTTTTTGTCCCAAGAGCTGCACCTAGCATACCATAAGCTAATCGTCTATGGTCATAGGTTTACATTTGGGTTTCTCCCCCACCCCGTGGGGCCTGTCAAAGGCTACCGATCCACCCCCACCACAGCGGGGCCATCAACCCTGTAAGAGCCACCCCCACCTAGTGGGGCACAGGAGCTAAACCGATCAACTCCCACCGTAGTGGGCCAAAGAGTCGCATAGATCCACCCCCACCAGCGTGGGGCCTGGCTACGCCGCATCGCGCTCCTGATCCACCACGGGATCAAGCACCTGCCGGGCCAGGGCCTGCATGGCTGGCGGGGCGTCTGGCTGGGCTAGCACCAGGGCGGCTAGCTCCTTGGCCGCAGCCTGGGCGGCTTTGGTGCGGGCAATGCCTTTGCGGAAAATGGCTTTCGACTGTGCGGTTAGTTGCATGGCTACTTCCCTCCCAGGCTAAAAGGCGCGGTCCGCCTGTCCTCAGCCAGTATCCGCAGGCTCAACGCCAGCGATACCCCTGGCTCTGACCTGGGCATCAGCGCGGCCATGGCTTGCAGGTTCTCCGGGCTAGCCTGCTCTAGCAGGTAGCCAATGGCGACCTCCACCAGTCGGCTGGTTTCTTCAGGGTTGGCGGTGCAATAGGCCGCCAGTTGTCGGGCTAGGTTCATGGTCTTGGTTCCTGATCAGGGCAGTTGTCATTGGTCGGTGGGCCGTAGGGCCGTACTGCACAGGGCAGGTAAACCGGCTGCGGACGTTGTGGTATTGGCAGCCCAGGCAGACGGATGGCCCCAGGGGTAGGCCCGGCACCGTAGCAGGCATGGCCAGGGCTCTAGCTGACTGGCGGTGGCGTTGCAGTCGGCGCAGTAGGCCGATCAGGCGGTTAACTTCATTCATGACCACCCTCCCAGTCGGCGCACCGGTTCCAGATGGCTGGCCCCTCGGGGTGGAGGCCACAGTACAGCACCAGGCCAAATTCTTTCTTGCCGTGGTAGTGGAGGCAGTTGTAGCAAGCCGCTGGCCTTGGCACTAGCTCGACGGTCATCGGTAGCAGGTCCTGGCTTTTCACACCGCCACCTGCTGCAGGACTGGCCTGGGCCAGTAGGCTGGCGGCGCATAGCCTGACTGGGACTCAAACACTAGCCGCCCGCTAAAAGGCAGCTCATAAAACACCGTGTACTGCTGCAGCGGCCAGGGCCAGGGCCGGCCAGGGGAAACCAGCATATCGCCCCACTTGCGCCACAGCCAGACAGCAGTAGCAGCCGCTGGATCAGGCTGGTCAGAAAAGTCGGGGATCGTGCATTCAAAGCACTCGGACAGGCCAGGCTCGATGGCGACTTGCACCCGCACGGGTAGATAGGGTAATGGCATGATTAGTAGTCCTCAAAGGTTGCATCGGAAAACCGCTGATATTGCGGTTCAAACAGAAGCTTGACGGTGCCGGTGGGACCATTGCGGTTCTTGGTGACAATCACCTCGGCAATGCCCTTGTCCGGCGACTCGGGATCGTAGTACTCATCCCGGTACAGCATCATGATTAAGTCAGCGTCCTGCTCAATGGATCCAGACTCCCTCAAATCACTCATCAGGGGCCGCTTGTTGGTGCGAGACTCGACGCCCCGGCTAAGCTGGCTGAGCACCAGCACCGGGCAGTCCAGCTCCCTGGCCAGCATCTTCAGGCTGCGGGTAAGGTGGCCCAGCTCCATGGCCCGGTTGCCACTGGCCTGGCCATCGGCCATGAGCTGCAAATAGTCAATCATCACCAGCCCCAGGGCGCCATAGCGGCGCTTTTGGCGGCGGCATTGGCTGCGGATGTAGCTGAATGACGGCAGGGGGTTGTCGTCAATCCAGATAGGCCGATCCGCCAGGTTGGCAACGGTGCCAGCCAGCGTAGTCATTTGCTGAGCTGTAACCAATCCCTTTTTCATCAGGCCAGTCTCGATAGACGCCTCTGCCGAGAATAGCCGATAACCCAACTGTTGTCTACCCATCTCTAGCGAAAAGACGCAGGCAACAAGTCGGGTTTTAACAGCCAAAAAATTAGCTAGGTTGAGGCTGAAGGCGGTCTTTCCCATGGCAGGGCGGCCAGCGGCAATGATCAAGTCCCCAGGCATCAAGCCGCCGTTAAGCATTACGTCCAACTGGGAAAAGCCAGTCTGGTAGCCTGGCAGCTCCCGGCTCTCTAGCCTGGCCTCGACTTCGGTATAAACCTCAGCGGCGACTTCCGCCATCGACACCAGCCCCCCGGTGGACTCCTGCAGCATCAAGGCCGATAGCTCAGCCTCGGCCCGCTCTAGCAATGCTTCCAGGGGCGAACGATCATGCTGTAGCTGCACCATCATCTGGCCCAGCTTGCCCAGCCGTCGACGGGTCCATGCGTCCATCACCTGCTGACAGTGCAAGTCAATGGCTGCACCACTGACAACGCTATCCAGCAGCCCGGCCAGGCCAGCCCGGCCCCCAACCCGCTCCAGTTGCTTGGCATCTAGTGCCATGGCCACCTGCAGCATGTCGCAGGGGATACCCCGGGCTAGCAAGCTTACGCAGGTTTCGTAGATCAGACGATGGCTATCCAGGTAGAAAGCCTTGGGCGATAGCAGGTCCGAGACCTCTTCCAGCAAGTCTGGCTGGTAGAGCAGTGCCCCCAAGATGGCACGTTCGGCCTCAATCGCCTGGGGTGGCAGTAGGCCATCCTCGCCCACCGGCACCGGTACTTTGACTTGAGCAATCATGCTTGTTCCCTCTGTTGGTTCATCAGCCGACGCACCCGCTCGTCATAGCTTTCCTTGGCCAGGGTAGCCTTTGGCTTGGCTGGCTGCAGGCTGGATTGGTACTCAGCCCAGTAAAACTCCAGCGTTTCAGTCTCACCACCGCGCTCTAGTCGCTTGATGTGGCGCAGCGCTTTAGTCCTTGGGTGCATATCACCATCACCCTTGGGTAGTCGTCCAGCCACAAAATCACAAAACTCCTGTGATAATCCACCGGGCACCGACGCATCCCGCCATGGCCTGGGCGCAAACTGGGCCGCTTGCGGATCAGGCAGGAATGGATCCACTGCAGCCACCGGCGCGGCGGCGGGCGGCGCAACAGTTCTTTCTGGATCCAGCTTGCTGGTTTCTTTTTTTCCTTTTTTTTCTGAACGGGGGGTAGGGGGGAAAAGATCTAGATAGTTCTTCTGGATAGTTCTTCTGGATAGTTCTTGGTG